AAACGGTCTACAACTTACAGGTAAACATACACCGGGTTTTAACTTCTTAGTCAAAGAGTTTAACGATATAGCTTTTGCTAATCCTAAGAATCTAGATAATGTAAATAAGTATGGTATATTTACCGCAGAAGAGTTAGCTAACGCACAGGCACTACAAACAGGTAGATTAGCAATAGGTTCTGCTGTAGTATTTCTAGCTGTAAATGCTTGGATGAACGGTAAACTTACAGGCAATGGCCCTGCTGACAGACAAAAGCGTCAGGGTTGGATAGATGCTGGTTACTTACCTAGAACTATAGAACTAGCTGGCATACGTGTAGGTTATGACTCTATTGAACCATTCAACCTTATAATGTCTACAATCGCTGATATAGGTGATGCAAGTGAACTTATGGGTGAAGAGTGGACAGAAAGAGAACTACAAAAAATATCATTGGTTGTAGCACAAGCTGTATCTAGTAAATCATATTTATCTGGACTACAGTCCTTTACTGATTTGTTTGCTGGTAGACCCGGCCAAGCTGAAAGAATTGTAGCTAACTTACTTAACAACCAGATACCTTTAGCTGGTTTACGTAACGAGCTAGGTAAACTGTTTGTACCATATATGCGTGAGATTGGCTCTGGTATTGACCAGTCTATACGTAACCGTAACTTAGTGTTTGAAATGCTACCCGGCGAAGACTTACCTATAAAGTATGATATGCTTAACGGTCAGCCAATCAAACCATATGATTTCTATACTAGGCTATACAATGCTATTAGTCCTATACCGCTAAACTTGTCTGTAACACCCGGTAGGCAGTTTCTATTTGAGAGTGGGTATGACTTACGTTTATCAACATATTATGCACCAGATGGTACTAATCTAACTGACCATCCTACAATTAGATCACGTTTTATGAAAGCTATAGGCGATCAAAACCTAGAGCGTCAACTTGATAAACTATCACAAACTGAAAAAGCACAACTGTCGATGAAACAGATGCACAAAGATATACGTGATGGTAAACGTGCTCAGTATGATGCAAGAAACTACTGGCATAATGGTAAGATAGATCAGCTATTTCAGAAAGCGAGAAAAAGAGCATGGGCAAGTATTATGCGTGACCCAGAGATAGCAGCTCTAATCAAAGAACAAAGAGACACAAAACTTGATAAAGTCTTAAAACTTAGAGATACAACAAACATCCTCAATATATACAAATAAATGGCAACAACATTCGTAGATTATACTGGGGATGGAAATGCGACAAAATCGTTTTCTTTTCCCTCTATACAACAATCTGATATAAAAGTAGAGGTTGATGAAGTAATAAAATCATCAGGCACACACTACAACATCACAGGCTACACTACTACAGGTGGCTGTAATGTAGTCTTTACATCAGGCAATATACCAGCTAGCCCATCCCAAATACGTATCTTTCGTGATTCTAATGTAGATGTCGCAAAAGCTACATACGTAGCAGGGTCATCAGTCAAGGCAGCTGATCTTAACGCCAACCATGAACAGTTATTGTTTTCTAGACAAGAAGAACAGAATCAAACAATACAAACAAGTAAAATAAAAGACTCAGCAGTCACAACTGCTAAGATAAAAGATGCAAATGTTACTACAGCTAAGATAGCTGATGATAATGTAACAATGGCAAAACTAGGTAGTGGTGCTTTGCCTACAGACATAACTGTAGCAAGTGCTAACTTAGTTGATGGTACAATAGTTAATGCAGATGTAAACGTATCTGCTGCTATTGCTGGTACAAAGATTGCACCTGACTTTGGTTCACAAAATATAACAACAACCGGAACTGTAGATGGCAGAGATGTATCAGCAATGGGTACAAAACTCGATGGTATAGAATTTGGAGCTACAGCAGATCAAACAGCCAGCGAGATAAGAACATTAGTAGAGTCTGCATCTGACAGTAATGTATTTACAGACGCAGATCACTCTAAACTAAATGCTATAGAAGCTAGTGCTACAGCTGACCAGACTGCTAGTGAGATAAAAACACTATTACAATCTGACAAGCTTACACTATCTGAGATGAATACTACATCTTTAGATACTAGATATTTTACAGAAACAGAATCAGACGCAAGATACTTTAGACAAGATTCAACTGAGACTATAGCTAGTGGTGACACATGGTCATCAGGTGATACTCATGTTGCTACAACTGGTGCTATCAATGCTCGTATTGTTGACCTTATTGATGATGTCGGTGGTTTTACAGCTATAACAAGTGAGCAGCATTTTCCTAACACAAACCCACAAGGTTCTACAGGACAGGCAGCTATACTTAGTATACAAGCTGCATCTACTACATTAACTCCTAGTGGTACAACAGTTACAATATCTAACGGTAACTTAGCTAACAATGCTAACATTACTATAACTGGTGTAACATCTGCTATACCTACAGGGTTTGGTTTCTTAGTAGAATCAACTAGTACTTTACATACTTATACCTTTCATAGACTTGTACCAAAGGCTACAGAGGTTACAACAGTTGCAGCTAATGCTTCAGCTATATCTACAGCAGCTACAAATGTAGCAGACATAAATAACTTCGCTGATATTTATATTATTAGTAGCAGTGAGCCTACACAAAGAGCTGATGGTACATCGTTACAAGAAGGTGACTTATGGTTTGATAGTTCTAACGACAACTTACTTGTATATACAGGTAGTGCGTTTTCTATTATTACACCATCTCAGTCAGTACTTAATGACGTAGCTATTGTATCTGGTGCTATAACATACCAAGAAGATTTAGGTCTTATTACAAATGCTGCATCTACAGGTAGCTCTAATGGGTCACTTGACATAGTTGCAGATGCACTAGAAGATGAAATAACATTTACCGTTACAGTTGTAAACTCTGGTGGTAATAAATATGTCATAGATGGTGATACATCAAACCCTGCTAAGGCTCTTACATTGTATAAGGGTTGGACATATACTTTTGACCAAAGCGATAATAGCAATACTAACCATCCTTTAGTATTTAAAACAGACTCAGGTGCTTATACTACAAACGTAACAGTTACAGGCACAGCTGGTCAAGCTGGTGCAAAGGTGCAAATTGTAATACCAGAAACACAACCTACAGGTAATTTTAGATATTACTGTAGCGTGCATGGTAATGCTATGGGTAATCTTATAACTGTTAAAGATGATCCAATTAAGACTGTTTCAGACATCAGTGCAAACGTTGTATCAGTAGCTAATAATAGTACAAATATAAATACAACTGCTGGTTCAATAAGTAATATAAATACAGTTGGATCGTCTATAGCAGATGTAAACAGATATGCAAATGAGTATCAAATATCTGGATCTGCACCTAGTTCTCCAAGTGCCGGTGATCTTTGGTTTGATACTGCCAACAATGTATTAAAAAACTATAACGGAACTATCTGGGCTGGTATTACATCTAACTCAGGTATAGCTAGTGTAGTAGATGACACTTCACCACAACTAGGTGGAACGTTAGATGGACAAAACAACAACCTGTCAAACATAGGTACTATAGATGGTGCTAACTTACAACTTGACTTCGGAACTTTATAAATGGCAAAATTATTAAAACTAAGACGAGGGACTACCTCGCAACATGGTAGCTTTACCGGAGCCGAGGGTGAAGTTACAGTAGATACAGACAAGGAAACTCTTGTCGTACACGATGGCTCAACAGCTGGTGGTCATCCAGTAGCAGCAGAAGATATGGCTAACGTATCTTCCGCTTCTATTGCTGGTAGACTAGCTACAGATTCTATAGCAACATCTAAGATTGCTGCTGGAGCTTTACCAACAGACGTAACAGTAGCTAGTGCAAACATAGTTAACGGAACAATCGTAAACGAAGACGTTAACACATCTGCTGCAATAGCTGGAACTAAAGTTGATCCAGCATTTGGGTCACAAAACTTATCTACATCTGGAACTGCTGCAACTGGAGCTTTAACTGTTACAGGAAATATTGCAGTCTCAGGAACAGTTGACGGTGTAGATGTAGCAATGCTCGGTGGTCTATCATCTAGCTCTGGGGTACTTACTAATGGTGTAACCGCAACTACTCAAGCTGCATCTGATAACAGTACAAAAGTTGCTACAACCGCATATACAGATACAGCAATATCAAACTTGGTAGATTCATCTCCCGGTGCTCTAAATACTCTTAATGAGTTAGCAGCAGCTATAAATGATGATGCAAACTTCTCTACAACTGTAACTAACAGTATTGCTGCCAAACTACCTTTAGCTGGTGGACAGATGACAGGTAACATAACTTTCTCTGGTAGCCAAACTGTTGACGGTAGAGACTTATCTGCTGATGGTTCAAAATTAGATGGCATTGAATCTGGAGCTACAGCTGACCAGACAGGTGCTGAGATAGCATCTGCACTTGGAGCACAAAGTATATACACTACAGGAAACATTGGTAGAGATGCTAACGATCACATCGCTTTTACTGATAATAC